GAAATAATGAAAAAATAAATAATGCCACAAAGTAAAATACCATATAAAAAATCAAGTTCTGCTCCTCAAATAATGGGTAGTGCGAATTTAAAATTAAGAGCTCCTATAGGGCAAGATTCTATGTATGGTAAAATGTTTGGAATGGGTCAAAATATTCTATCTACTTTATCTCGTTCAGACCCTTCAACCGTGTGGGAAAGTTATAAGGCTCAAGCGACTACCGCAGCTGATACTTTAAAAAATAGAACAGGTCCTACTGCAGGAGCTTTTTTATTATATGAAGCATCTAAAAGAATGGGTGCTGATATAGGTTCTGGAAATATTGGGATACCAACAAAATATGGAAAATTTAGATTAGGGACTCAAAATGTTGGTGGGTCTAAAGGTGTTAAGTTATCGTTTGATATAGATAAAAGTATTCTTGGAAAATTAGAAAAAAGGTTAATGCAATAATGGCTAAAAAGGGAAGAAAAAATAAAGCTCATATAAATAAACAATTATGGGATAGGTCAAATAGTACAGATAGAACTAAGTGGCGTAGTAAAAGTCAGAAAGGATATGATTTTTATCTTGATGAACAACTTAGTGCAGATGAAGAAAAGTCACTAGAAGAATCTGGAATGCCTTCTTTTACTATTAATAGGATTCTTCCTATTATAGAAATAATGAAATATTTTGTAACAGCTAATAGTCCTAGATGGAAAGCTGTAGGTGCAACTGGAGATGATACAGATATTGCTCAAGTGCATTCTGATATTTCTGATTATTGTTGGCATGCATCTAATGGAAATTCTATTTATGGTCAAGTTGTATTAGATAGTCTTGTAAAAGGTGTTGGATATTTCTTAGTAGATGTAGACCAAGATTCCGACCATGGAAAGGGAGAAGTTACTTTTAGTAGAATAGACCCTTATGATGTTTTCGTAGACCCTTCAAGTCGTGACTTCTTATTTAGAGATGCATCTTTTATAATGATAAAGAAGAATTTATCTAAAAGTCAATTAAGGAATTTATTTCCTCAATATGAAGCTAAGATAAATAAAATTTCATCAAGTACTGATAATAGTTCTAGTTATAGTCAAAGAGATGTAGAATCTTCTAAAATTATACAACCTGAAGATATTGGTTTTGGTATTGACCCTAAAAAGGCAGAAGAAGACCAAATAATACCTTATTATGAAAATTACACTAAAATAAAAGTTCCATTTGTTAATGCATTTATTAAAATACCTTTAACTGAAGAACAGGAAGAACAATTAAAAGAATCAGTAGAAGTTCAATTACAAGAATTTCAAGCTGAGGTTCAAGTCCAATTACAAGAAAAAATGTTGTCTATACAACAATCTTTAGAAGCTGGAGAGATTATTCCAGAAAGAGCAGAATTAGAAATGAAAAAAGCTCAGCAAATGATGGAAACTTCAATTGCAGAAAAGCAACAAGAGTTAATGTCAGCAGCTCAAGAAGAAATGACTAAAGTAGAACAAATTGTAATGAGGAAAAAAGAATTTGATATGATGATGAAATCTAAACAATTTGAAAATTCAGTTGTAGATTTTGTTAATTTTTATGAAACTAGAATTAAATTAATATGTAGTGTAGGTGATGATATATTTTTATATGAATATGAATTACCTATTACAGAATATCCTATAGTACCTATTCCTTATTTATATACTGGAACTCCTTATCCAATGTCAGCAGTAATGCCTTTGATTGGAAAGCAACAGGAAATAAATAAAGCACATCAGATTATGATTCATAATGCAAACTTAGCTTCTAATCTTAGATGGTTATATGAAGAAGGTTCTGTAGATGAATCAGAATGGGAACAATATTCTTCTTCGCCTGGAGCATTGTTAAAATATAGACAAGGATTTCAACCTCCTACTCCAGTATTACCCGCTCCAATTAATAATGCATTTTATAGTATTACTCAAGAAGGTAAATCTGATGCAGAGTATATATCTGGAGTTCCTTCTGCTATGATGGGATTTACTCAACAACAAGCAGAGACTTATAGAGGATTGCTTGCTAATGATGAGTTTGGTACAAGAAGATTAAAATCTTGGATGTCTACTGTTGTAGAACCTGCTTTAGAACATCTTGGTAGATGTTTCCAAATGATAGCTCAAAAACATTATCAAATTGATAAAGTATTTAGAATTGTTCAACCAGAGGCAGGACAAGAAGCAGACCAAGAAAAAGAAGTAAGAGTAAATATTCCAATATTCAATGATTATGGTAAAGCAATCGGAAAATGGATGGATTATGAATCTGGTAAATTTGATGTAAGAATTGTAGCAGGTGCGACTTTACCTGTTAATAGATGGGCTTTATTAGAAGAATATTTTAGATGGTTTCAAGCAGGATTAATTGATGATGTTGCTATGATAGCTGAAACTGATATAAGAAACAAAAAACAATTAGTAGATAGAAAAAGTGTATATTCACAATTACAATCTCAAGTAGAACAAATGACTGAGGCTATTAAAAATAGTGAAGGAACTATTGAAACATTAGAAAGACAATTAGTTCAAGCTGGTATTAAAATGAAAGTTCAGCAAGGAGAAAGTGAAGTTAGGAAAGAAGTATTATCTACAGAAGCTCAGCAAAAACTACTAAGAGGGATGATGCAAAATGAATTTCAAAATGCAAAGAAAGACATTCAAAGAGAAGTGAAAGATGCTGTTTTACAAGCAAAAATTGATTCAAAAAAAGACTTTGATAAGAGCAAAGAAAAATAATAAATTTCATAAACATAAAAAGGATATATTATGAATGAAAATGTACAATTAGGTAACGTTCCCAATGGAGCCCCCGAAAGTGCGCCTATGAGTTCCGATGGTTTTTTCGAGGCCCTAGATACTCAAGTAAATGGTGGTATATTGGATGCCCCACCTTCACAAGAACAGGCAACCTCTCAATCTTTAGAAGATGCTGGTAATCAGTTTCTTAAAGAACAACAACAGAAAGAGAGCCCTGTAGAAGGTCAGGCGGATATTGAAAATCTGCAAAAAAGGTATAGTGATTCAAGTCGTGAAGCCCAACGTCTTAACGGAAAGCTTACAGAACTTGAACCTTATATGCCTATACTCGATGCGATGAGAGAAGACCCTAATTTAATTACTCATGTGAGAAATTATTTTCAGGATGGAGGTCAAGCCCCAGTTTCTATGAAGGAACAACTAAATCTTGATGAAGATTTTGTATTTGACCCAGATGAAGCAATGTCGAACCCAGATTCAAGTTCCGCTAAAGTTTTAGGAGCTACAATTGATGGAGTAGTCCAAAAAAGGCTTAATGATGCTTTGAGTACACAGAAAAATGAAAACCAGAGACTTACAAAAGAATCTGAATTTCGTTCTAAGTACGATTTATCAGAAGACCAATGGAAAAACTTTGTTAGTTTTGCAAAAAATAAAACTTTACAATTAGATGATATTTATTATCTTATGAATAAGGGTCAACGAGAACAGAATATCGCCCAGAGCGCAAATCAAGAGGTTACAAACCAAATGAAGAAAGTTCAACAGCGACCACAGTCCTTAGCTTCGACGGGAGGCTCACCAGAGCCACAAAAATCTCCAGATGATTCAGTTTTTGAAGAAATCTTGGGTATTGACACAACATTAGAGAGTGTATTAGGCAGATAGTCTAATACTTTAATTAAGTCAATAATAGTAGCCTTTAAGGCTACAAGGAGAAGGACACATGGCTGATTTATTTCAAATATCAGATGTTTCTAGTTTGACTGAGAGTGGTTCAGCGATAGCGGGTTCAGCGCTTAGCACAGGTGACCTGAGGCGGAAGTATAACTTCGGTGACAGGGTATCTGAGTTGGCAATAGCACAAGACCCGTTTTTTAGATTCTTATCAAAAGTTTCTAAAAAGCCAACTGACGACCATCAGTTCAAATTTACGGAACGACGTCCATCTTACCATAAACGATATGCATACGTAACTGCACATGGTACATCACGCGCAGGCATGGTTACCAATACTGCAGAAGTTGCTTCGGCATCAATTGACCCAGGTGACACTTATTATTTTCAGTTTATGACTGATTATAAAAGTGCTGGTAACATTGGTCAAGTTCGCGGTTCATCTAACTCAATTCAAGTTGGTGAAGACGGAACTCAACCAAAGTTTATCATTCCTGGTCAATTAATCAAAGTGCCATTCCAAGCTACAGATGATACAACTAGTACGGCAACTTCTACAGCAGTAAAGGACTACATAGTAGTTCGTGTTGAAGAAACTTATTCTACCGCGACAGGAGCAAGAGCAGCAAATAAAAATGCTATTGATTGCAAATGCGTAGTAGTAAA